TCTATATGCATCCACTTCCGGTACGACTTTTTCAGTTTGGAATACATTCATTACATTTGTAGCAGTTGCAACAAAGTTAGTTTCATCTACATCCATTGCATCTAATTGAAATTTACGTCCTCTGTCTTGACTCATAGTATATGTTTTATAAGATAATGTTACCGCTCCTTGAACATATCCTGCTCCAGCATCACTTCTATTATAATCAGCTAAACCATCAACTGACATTTGAGGTATTTTAACTTCATTACCTCCAACATATTTAACTTGTCCTGCATTTGAGTCCATCCATCCTGTTAATAAAGTATGTATTGCTTTTTGATCTAAAGCTTGTTGTAATATTTGTGCATAAGCTAATGTATTTATAGCTGTCATGTTTATCCTCTCCTTTTAAATTTAATTATAATCCCAAAATAGAATTAACTTGGGATAATATTGAATCTGTATCTTCTGTATTAGTTCCCCTAGGTGTATATTGATACGTTTGTATATTTGAATTATTTTTAGGTGGTTCAGTCATTTTGAACGCTCCTTCATCACTCTTTTTAAGTTCTTCTATGAATTTAGAAGCATCTTCACTAAATTTGCCATCTTTTAATTCAAATTTCTTTTCTTTAAATTTGCTAAGTATAGCTTCTTTAGCAAAGTTACTTGTAAAATCAATCTTGTTATCATTGAAATAATTATTTATAGCTTCTGTGTATTCTCTATCACTTTGAGCTTGTTTTAAGCTCTCTAGTTCTTTTGAATATTCCTCTGCCTTTTCAGCTTTCTTTTGCATTTCTTTGAATTCTTTTTCTTTATCAGCATATTTTTGTTTCAATTCTTCTTCTTTTTTAGATATAGCATCTTGTATAGCTTTTTCTGAATCAACAGTTTTATCTTTAAGTTCTTTTATCTCAGAAGCGTAATCTTCTATTTCAGATTTATATCTTTCGATATCCTTGCCATGTTCACTCATGATTTTATCTATAACTTCACTATCTATTCCTAACTCTTTTAAAAAAATTCTTTTCATTTTAATACCTCCATAATTTACGTTTTTATACGACTTTTACTTGTCGAATTATTTTAGCGGCATTTACTTCTTTTACGTCTAGTAAATACTAAAAAAGACAATAAAAAAAGAAGCTAAATAGCTTCATATTTCTTTTCAAATACATCTGGTTTACAAGGATAATATTTTCCTCTTAAGCCTTTTATTATATAATCGTATTCACTTGCCACCATTACTCCTTCTAATGTATGTATTTTACATGAAGTATTATTTGGTAATTGTTCATTAAAATAGAAATCAAAAGCATTTCCATTTGTAAACTTTTCTATTTCTTTAAAATTATCTCTTGTGAATTGAAATGCCTCTATTTCACAAGGTTTTGTTTTGTATCTTGCCATAATAATTTCTCCTTATTTATCAATTCTTACATAGAATTTTTCCTTTAAAGGCTTACAGGTTTCTAAATACTGCTCCCTTATATCTCTGTCTATTCTAGTATCTTCTAACATAAAAATAAATGAAGTTATTATATCTCCAACTTCATCTAATTCAGTCGCCTTTACTTCTATTACAAATTCATCTGTTTTTTTCATATATATACCTCCCTATAAATTTCCATATAATATATCTATAGTGCCACTGTTTTTTCTCTCCTAATCAATATATTTTTTCTTCCATTCATTAAATGTCATATTGCTTGGTATCTCAATTCTTTTTCCATTCTTATCTCTTGCAAATCTTGTGCTATTTTCATCATCTTCATCTTCATAGTACAATAAAGAAGTGCATCTACACGAAGGATGCAGCGGGCTGCAATTTTTACCAGGTATCATATCTTTTACATTGAATATTTTTAAATCTAAATTACCACAAACTTTACAAGTTCTTTCATCTGGAGTAGCAAGAAATTGATATTTTTCAACTTTTAAATCTTCATAAGTAATTTTATTAGCTTGTTCCATAACATAACTATGCTCTGTCTGTACTAATCTGACTGCATTTTTATAGCTTGCATTCATTCTAGTAGCAACTCTTTGTGATACTTTTTTACTACTCTCTCCTCTGATTAACATCTGTGTTATTTCTTCTTTGATTGTTTTACTTAGCTGTTGTTTATTATTCCATATTCTGCCCGAATAATTGTTGCCACTCCACTCATAACTCAAAACTCTTTCAATAGTTTTATTATCTATTCCGCTGAAGTTTGCTAAAAATCCTTTTTCTTTACTTATGTTATATACATTTTTATAATAATCATCTTTAAGAGTTTGTGTTAAGAGCTTCTTAGTGCCTTTTTCAGCTTCTATATTTAGTTTATTGAGTTGTTTATCAATCTCATACTGTAAAGCCTCTAGCCTCGTTATCCTACTTTTCATAGCTAAAGTATTAAGTTCTAATAATAGCTCCGGATTATCTTTAATCATTTCAAGATATCCTTTTATATCAGTTCTCCATATTTTAAACTCATCACTAGTAAGATATGTAGAAGCTTCTTTATAAGTTAAATTATTTTCTTTAGCATATTTTGCAAATAAATTATTAATTTCTTTTTCTATTTCTTTGCCTGCTTTTTTATATTGAGATTGAAGTTCTTTGGATAATTTATTGCAGTCTTTGATTCCTTTATTCAGCTTTTCTTTTTCCCTCTTTTGCCAATACTCTCTATTATTCTTTACCATCTTCTTCACCTACTTCAGCAGGTTTTTCTTGTTGCATTTCATAAGGTTGTTCAAATATTGACTCTTCTTGTTGTTTTTCTTCATCTAATCTTTCCTCTTCTTTTACTGTATCTTCTACCCAAGGATGATTTTCAAGTATTGTTTTCTTAGATATTATTCCAGTTGACATTTGAGCTATTTGTGCTGCTTCTAAATCATTAGATATCATATTTCTAGTATAAGTCTGAGATATTTTATAATTTTCTGTTATTCCTAAAAATTTTAAAATAGCCTTTATTAAATGATTTATAGATGTTCTAAATTCAGTTTCTAATAAACCAGATTTTAATTCCAACTTTCTATAATAAAATTTAAGAGCGACTCCACTTACACTTCCTGTAACTTCTATATCTTGTTGTAATCCTTGTCCAGATTCATATATTTGCTTTTTAAGATATTCTATGAGTACATTTCTAGCTTCAACAGGTATATCTATACTTAATGTAGACAATCCTCCACTGTTTCCATCAATAGATTCTGTTTTTACAGTTTTATATCTTTTTAAATCTGATAGAAATTCATTCAAATCAGTTCCGCCATAATTCTCAAGTATATATATTATTTGTTGTATGTCTTCTATATCATTAGCAAATCCACTAACAACAACATCTTTTAAATCCAATAAACTTTTAATTTTTTCTAAGTCACTTTGTTTTTCTTTGTTATTAGAAAATTCGATAAACGGAACATCTCCTAAGGTATGTGTTATATCTTCACTTTCTTCTATTGGAGTATTAGTGAAGCTATCTTTCATTTTCCATCTAATCATTTTATTATCTGTCCAATATTCAATATAAGCATATGTAATTTCATCTAATTGGTTTAAAACTTCTTCTTTTACTTTGTAATATCTAATTATGTTTTTTAGCTTTCTTTCTAATCCATTATCATATACTGGTATAATTTCTTCTGTATTTACTACCTCATATTTAAATTTACTTTCTCCTGTGTCTTCATCTATTTCAATCCAATAATGCATCCATGCAGTTCCGCAATTACTTGCTTCTATTCCGATATTTTTTAATTTTCTTTCAAATCCATCACCTAAACTTTGATTAACTTTTTCATTAATTTCTTCATTGTCTTCTATGTCAATTATAGGAGGATATGTAAATAGGTATGATATTTTTTCATCTACTAATATTTGATGAATATTATGTGGTATTCGATTATCTGCATTTCTTAATGGATCTTTACCTTCTCCTTTGGGTATTATTCCTTTAAGTAAAATATCATTTTTATTATTATAATAGTTTTTGGCAGTTCTTATCGTATCTGCCTTACTTTGATTGTTTAATATTTTAGCTTGTATTCTTTGTAAAAGTAACCCATCTTCTAACATTTTTTCACCTCCTACTTAAATATTCCTATTCCTATTCCTATATTACATTTTTCTGCAACTCCTGTTAATGCATCTTCAGCATCATCATGCTTATTCTTGCCTTCTCTTTGATATGACACTACATCTTTATAAAACTCATACCATCTATCTCTCCAGTTTACCGGAAAATATATATGTTGCATTACCCAAGTAGAATTTGAATATATTCTAGATTGCTTATTTTTAGATTGATAAAATGGTTTAATATAACATTTATTTGAATTGTACTTTTCTCTTAATATTCTTTGAACATTTCTCGCAAATGCTCGGCCTCCATTATTACTTTCTATATCAGCTCTATTACATTGTGTATCAAATAACATTTTGGCTGTTAAATCTTCTGTAATTTCCATAGCTTCTTTTGTAAATATTACGTCTAATACATAAGCCTCTCCATTATAAATCCCGTAAGTGATACTACATAAATAGTCATCTCCTGTATCAGCTGTATCTGTGTAGTTTTTAATTTGTTGGAAGTATGGAGGCAATTCAGAATAAGTTTTAAATGAAGTGTATAAAACTCCTCTTAAGTCTATTGGTATTTGTTGATAGTTAGCTGAAGCTATATCTTCACCCATAGCTTTTATTTTAGATTCATAGCTTCTTAATGATAAGACTTCATCGCATAACATAGTTCCATCATCTTGAAATGCTTTCATATTGATATGATTTACTTCTTTACCTTCTTCTTTATAAAATTCTAATGCTTTTCCTGCTAGATCATTACTTGCCCATCTAGTCATAATAATTATTATTTTCCCGCCTTCTTCTAATCTTGATAACATTGTATTAGTAAACCATTCCCAATGCTTTTCTTTTATATTTTCATTATGAGCTTCCTCAGCATTTTTAATTAAATCATCTATAACAAGTATAGAAGCTCCAAAACCAGTTGCAGTTCCTGTTGGTGAAGTTGCTAAATAATTATTATATCCACCTTCTAAGCTCCATAAGTTCATGGACCCATCACCACGTTTTATTTTTACGCCCGGGAAAACATCGCTATATACAGGCTTATATATATCTGCTTTTGCCTCTTGTATATCATTTCTTACGTTTTTAGAAAATGTAGTTGATAATGTCTCGTTATAGCTTCCAGTCATTACTTTTTCTTGTTTATTTTGTCCTAATATCCATTCTACAAATAAAGATGCTGTTCTACTTTTGCCGGTGACGAGGAGGCATATTAATAATCATAACTTCGTCATTGCTTTCATAAAACGCTTGAAATGTATTGCATAATTTAACTAAATACTCCCTGCTAGTTTTATAAAAGTCTGGTGCTTTTAAATTGCAATACCAAAAGAAGCTTCTGCGAGCTAATTCACATCTTGCACCTAATTTCTTTAATTTCTCATTTGCCATCCCATCGTCACCTCCCTAATCTTCGTCTATCATTTTCTTTAATTCTTCATAAGTGAAGTTTGCATATGGATTACTTATTTCACCGTTTAAACTTACATCTTGTTTTTTTACTGGATATAATTCATTAAGTTCGCCCAATTCCTTTATTGCATTTATGAATATAGTTCCATTCGCCTGTCTTAGTCCTTTTTTAGGATTATTTATATCCTCTTTAGCTTTTTCCTTTACCCAAATTAAGTCGTTTACCATTTCTTCTCTTGTGTATAAAGCTTTTTCCTTATGTTCTTCTAATAATTCCTCATACCTTACTCTTACCTTACTGTTTTTAAGTAACTCTGAAGCTCTAACATCTATTACTTCATCTTTCATTTTAGTAGCATTATAAGCCTCTTTATATGCAATTCTTTGACTTTTGCCACTTATTAATGCTTGTACAAATTTTTCTTGTTTAACTGTCAAACTCATAATGCCACCTCCTTATTATTTTTATTAATATTCTCCATTAATAAATTCTTCAAACTCTTTATCATTTGCAACTACTGCATATCTATAAGTAATATAGCTAAAGTACACATTGTATAAAGGTATAAAGCAATACGATAAGCTTATAAGATGCTATTACAAAAGTAAAATAAGTAATTGCTATACAT